CTAAGATTAATAATTTGATAGAGAAATGACTAAAGGTGTAAAGATGCCACCAGTATTAAAAAAGAGAATGATTGAAACTCAAATAAAGTTATTTAAGCACCGATCAAAACCATTTCATCAAATAGATAAGAAAACAGGAGAAATAATAGCTTATTGGAACTCTTTAGGTGAAATTAAAAGATTATTAGGTTATAGACCATATCATATTCAGAGAGTTTTACATGGAGAGTTTAAAACATTTAAAGGTTATAATTGGAAGTATATTTAACTTAGACTCCCTCATAAATGGGGGAGTTTTTAGCACTCAATATCAAAGTGTGGTAAAATAATGGCATTAGAGGAGCTGCCACATGAAAGTAAAACCACGTATTAAAAAAGTATTCAAGAAAGTGTTGGAAAATGGTGGAATTGGGATAGGTAAAGCAATGATAGAAGAAGGTTATTCTCCAAATACTGCTAAATCACCAACTAAAGTAACTGAAACTAAATCTTGGGAAATATTATTAGAAGAATATCTACCTGATGATCTACTAACTAAAGTAACTAAGGAAGGATTAGAAGCTACCATGGTTAAAACATCACTTACTGAACCAGACAGAACACTGCCTGATTATGCTGTAAGACAAAGATATTTAGAAACTGCTTTGAAAATGAAGAATAAACTAATTGAAAAGAAAGACATAACTACCAATGGAAAAGATATAAGTCCTGTATTAGTTAAGTTCATTGATAAAAATATAGATGAACCAACAAACGATTGAGATACCTACAGAGTTTAAAAGATTGTTTGATGACGACTGGAGAGAGGCCGCAATATATGGAGGACGTTATTCTCTTAAATCTCATACAGTAGCCAGATATTTACTTATTAGAGCTAGACAGAAGAAAACTAGAATAGGATGTTTTAGAGAGTTCCAGAACTCTATTGCTGAAAGTTCATATCAATTATTAGTAGATCTCATTCATAAATATCAGTTAAACGATTTTGAGCCAACACAAAACTCAATCATAAATAAGATAAACGGATCGGACTTTCTATTCAAAGGACTGTGGAATAATGAACAAAGTATTAAATCCATCGAGGGTATTGATGTAGCGTGGGTAGAAGAAGCACAGACAGTAAGTGAAAAGAGTTTAGAAGTATTAACTCCAACAGTTCGTAAAGACGGATCACAATTAATCTATACATATAACAGATTACTTGAGGAAGATCCTATTCATAAGAGATTAGTAATGGAAGGACGACCTAATACTCTAGTTATCAATGTAAACTATGATATAGCTTTAAAGTATGGTTGGATGCCTGATGTTGTTAGACTTGAAATGGAAGATGATAAAGAAAAACGACCGGCATTATATAAACATAAATGGTTAGGTGAACCTTATAACCAAGAAAGAAAGATTTATAGAGATTGGGCATTTATAGACGAAATACCTCATGAAGCTAGGTTAGAACGCTATGGTATGGACTTTGGATATTCAAATGATCCAACAGCTATTGTAGCTATTTATAAATACAATGGTGGGTTTATTCTAGACGAAATAACTTATCAAAAAGGATTAAGTAATAAACAGATAGCTGATATTATAAACAATCAAGAGAGAAAGGCTTTAGTCATAGCTGATAGTGCCGAGCCAAAGAGTATAGACGAGATTATGATGTATGGAATTAGTATCTTACCAAGCAAGAAAGGACAAGGATCAGTCTTACAAGGTATCCAATATGTTCAAGACCAAAGAATATCAGTTACTAAACGAAGTATTAATATCATCAAGGAATACAAGAACTTCTTATGGAAAGTAGATAAAGATGGAAAGATAATAAATGAACCGGAACATAGTTACAAACATAGTATGGATGCACTTTCGTATGGATTAAATGACCTAAGACCAAATGAAGATGATGTCGGTTCACTCCCAGACGAAACGGACTTATTTAATAATGGTTTCTACTAATATGGAAGATAAATCTATACCACTTAATCCTGCCAATAAACAAGCCCATTTAGATATAGAGAAAGAGATAGCCAAAAGAAAGAACGGTTTGTTTACTATGAGTATTAGAGTAAATGGTAAACAGATTGTTGATATAATATTTAGAGAAATATGGAAAACAACTTAGGTTTTCATGCCATACTAGAGAGAGAGGTAAATAAATTAGAATATGGCCAAATGGATATTAACTTAATTATCCAAGATGGCATAGTAATCTTAAAGACACTTAATATCCTAAAATCAAAGAGAATAAAGTATAAAGATGGTAACCGTACTAGCAAATTAGATGAATAGGTGCTAAAATAAAATTAACTTTACGACATTCGTATCGCATAGCCGTCAGACATTGACGGCTTTTTTTATGAAAACAGAACAAGACCAACCAAAAAACATAATCCTCACAAGGAAGGAAGCATCATATAATTCACTCACTCAAAAAAGAGAATACTGGGAAGAATATGAAAAGTTGTTTCATAATGAGTTAAACGATACTCAATCTCAATCAACTAAGTCTCAAGTCTTTGACCCTAAACTAGCCACTATGGTATTAGAGAGAGAAGCAAGAGTAATGTCTCAACTCCCAACAGGTAAAGTAAGAGCCATGAGTAAGAATGATAAGTTTGGTGAGAAACTAATGAACTTAATCTTAGATAAGTATGTTAATGTCAATGCTAACTCCCAATTTGATTTACTAACTAAGTTTAGAATGGTAGATCGCTACTCTAATATCTATGGTAATTTCTTTGCTTTTGTAGATTGGAGAGTAGATAAGAATGGCTATATTGGACCTGACATGTGGTTACTTAATATCCGTGACGTATTCCCTCAAGTTGGTGCGGTTAGTATAGAAGATTCAGATTATATTATTGTTCGTACTTGGCAACCTATCAGTTACTTTGAAGGACTGCTAAAGAACAAAGAGTTTAAGAATATAAAACAAGTAATAGATAAATTAAAAGACAAATCCAATACTAAAGATGATAATGACAAAGATTCTCGGGAGTTACATGACTATCCAAGTAATCAAACTCCTAAGAATACTGGATACCACGAAGTATTATCTATGTATGAGAGAGATAAATGGACTGATTATGTAACTGATGCTGATTTAGTAATCCGTGAAATGGATAATCCACATGATAACGGAGAACTCCCAGTAGTTTGTAAGTATTCTATTCCACTTCTAACTGATATATTCGGTATGGGTGATTTTGAAAGAGGTAAGAGTATGCAATACACTCTTAATTCTCTTTGGAATCTTTACTTAGACGGTGTAAAGGTATCTATCTTCCCTCCAACTCTAATCAATAAAGACTATGTTGCAGACCTTAATTCAATTAAGTGGTCGGCTGCTGCTAAATGGTTAGTTAAAGGTCCTAATGGAACTTCGCAGGCTGCTCAAGCTATGAATCTAAGTCCCTCTGGTCAAAATACATTCAACAATGTCTATCAGATTGTAACTTCCTCTATGTTAAACATGATGGGAACAACTGATACCACAGTATCTAGTCAAGTTGATCCCGGATTTGGTAAGACACCAGAAGCTCTTAAGCAACAAAACGCTAGAGAATCAGCAAGAGATAATGTGGACCGTTTCTATATGGAAAGATTCTTAACTGATGTAAACAAGAAGTTTATCAATCTAATCTCTAAAAAAATGTCCAACTCTATTGCTATTAGAATGTTTGGAGATGAGATAGAAGACTTCCAAAAACAATTTCCTGATTCAAAAGAAATGTATGACGATAAGACTGGTAAATTAAGTATTGGTAAAAAGGCTTTAGGTAACGTCATGTTTGATTATGAAATAGTATCTGGTTCTACTTACGCTTTAGACCAAAAAGAGCAACAACAGAATCTTTTAATGTTACTTGACCTCATGACCAAAAATCCTGCCCTTATTCAAAGAATGGAAGAACAAGAGGGTAAGGTAATCAATGTAAGCGAAATCATTAATAGAATAGTTCTCAACTCCGGTATCCAAGATTATGAAAAGATAATTGAAGATAAGACACAAGACCCACAAGCTATGATGAGAGACCAAATGAATCAGTTTATGACTGTTATGAATGGCGGTATGACAAATGTTAATGCTGTCCCACCTCAACCAGGTATGGGACCACAAATGCCACCACAAGGAGGAATGAATGGACAATAACGCTATTAAACCAACATTTTTCAATGACTTCTCATCTCTTGATGTATTTAAAGAAGCAGAGAAACAAGAGAACGATCCAGAAGCCGAAGCACTTTATTTAATGAAACAAGGTGGTGGTTGGAAAGTCATAAAAGACTTGATAGACCGAACCATATCTGAATTAGACCAAATGTTATTAATTAAAATGAGTAATGGCTCAGCACTTAATGAAATAGGTCAACTAGCTATTACTAATCAACTTATAAAAGATGTCCTCAATAGAATCAAATCAAGAGTCGAAGACACTCCTGACAGATGAGGAAGTCTTGAACCTTAAAAATACAGACGAGAAAGGATACGACTTTGATAATCCAGAGTTTGTATTCACGCCTAAAGGTGTTCATAACTGGAAACAAGAAGGACCATATATTTGTTGCAGAAGCTGTGATGTTGAACACGCTATCTGGATAGGTATGGAAAAGATAATGGTTGGTATAGACGATGAAGGTCGTCCTATATTGAAACCTAGATGATTGAGATAAGTCTAAGGATTTATCTGAGTCATTTAGACTCACAGGTCTCACATTCCTGAAAATTAAGGTGTGTAATTATTATGGACGATTTAACCAAACAGGTGTTAAACGAAGTGGCAGAACCCGAAACTGTCCAAACTGAATCACCAACAGTTGAAACAAACGATATAGAAGTTCAGCAAGAAGAAACGCCGGCCAGCGAATCAGAAAGCGAAGAAACTATAGAGCAACCTGCTGAAAAGGTCGATCAACCTCCTAAGAAAGGTGCTGAATCCAGAATTAGAGAACTTAACCAAAAGGTTAAGGAAGAGAGGGCTGAAAAAGAATCCCTCGCTCGTAAAATTCAGGAACTTACAGGTTCAGTAGAACCTCAAGGGTTTAGACCTAGTAATGGGTATAACCCTAATCAACCTCTAGTAGCTCCCGGAGAAGAGGTAACACAAGAAGAACTCCAAAGGCGTGTAGCCCAAAGAGACCAATGGTTACTTCAACAAGCCGACAATATGGCTCGTTTCCGTGAAGCACAAAGAGAAACTTATAACCGAATTAATAACGAGTCGAATGAAGCTGAAAAAGCCTACCCTCAACTCAATCCTGATTCTGAAGAATACGATTCTGAATTGGCTAACAGCATAGCTGAAGCTGGTTTAGCTTTCGTAAAGACCAACCCAACAGGGTCTTTAAAGAAATTTGTTGATGGACTCATGAAACCTTATTTAAGGTCTATTGATAAATCTGTTGCTTCTCAACAGGGAGAAATCGCAAAACAGGCTTCTCAATCTGCTATGCGACCTAACAGCGTAACTTCTACTGATAAAAAGGTTGAAGATATGTCTACAGAGGAATTAGAGAAGAAATTGGGAGTTGTTTATTAATTATTATTAAAATATGGCGACACAAACTACGTCTACACTTTCTAATGAAGTCAAGACATATTACGATAAAGTCTTCTTAAAGAGGGCCGAATATGAATTGGTTGCAAAAGAAGGTGCTCAAATGCGTACCCACAGCCAGAACGAAGGTAAAACCATTTGGTTTAACCGATACACTCCAATTAGCAATACTCCTGCTAATTGTCTTTTGAGTGAAGGTGAAAACCCAGCAGTCAGTTCAATTACTGCTGCTAATGTATCCGCTGTTCTTGCCGAGTATGGTATGACTGTTAAAATTTCAAAATTCTTGACTCTCACTTCTATTGACAAAAACAATGCCGAGAAAATCGCTGTTGTTGGTCAACACATGGGTGAAGTTTTGAATGAAATTACTCTCGACGAACTCGA